GTTTGATTCCTGAGCCGTCTCGTCTCTCGAGGTCTCCCTCAGCCGCGATCTGCTGCCGCATCCGCTTGATGTCCTCATTGAGACCATCCACATCCGCCATGATGGCGTCGTATTTACTGCGCTCCTCCGCAGAGAGATTCCTCTTCTCCTCGTCTGCCGCGTCCAGGACCTCCCGGCCTTTCTGGATCAGGGCAGCTCGTTTATCAAGCAATTTCTGCAATTTATTCATTCTTGCACCTCTTCTAATCGTATTTTTTCCCGCAGGATCTCAGTGGGGGTCTGTGTAATCTCCTCCGTCGAGGTAGCCTTATCTGGCGCCCCAGAATCAGGCTTGTTACGACAGATCACCTCTTTCGATCGTGCGTAGACTTCTGTAGTCGGGTAGGCCGGTTCTGTGACCGGCGAAAAGTCAGGAAGATCCTCGAACTCTTTGATCGTTCTGATCTCCAGGACTGATCCATCAGCTCCCTTCTCAACTGTCCAATCCTCGCCGCCTGGAGCAACACGAAAACCGAAGGACATCTGATCGACCAGCTTACTCTTGATCGCCTCGTATCCCTCACGGCCCCATACGGATCCGCTGACCTCGGCTCTCATCCATACCCCATTCTCATCTTCTCCAGCCTCGAGAGTCCCATTTTTGAACGAGGCCATTGGCTTGGATTTGTCATGGTTCCAGAACACCTGGGTGCTTTTCTTCTCCAGGGCTGCCGTTGCAGCACCTTGCTCGATCACCTCAGCGACCCCCGGAAATAGGACAGTCCGCTGTCCGTAAACGATCGGGTACCCGGTTATCTCGAGCTTATCTCCATCCGGGAGCTCCCTGATTTCGATGTTCTGTATTGATCGGTACCTTCTTTCCAGTTCTTTTTTCATACAATTACCCCTCTGAAACGATATCGCAGTCGCATCCGTCGTGATACGGCGGGTGTGACCGGTTTGAAGTCGGTACCAGAGGGTACTCTGCCCCTTCTGGCTTGAACTCTTCGCCTTTCCTTATGAACGGCTCCATTACTCCTACCACCGTCCCGTTTATAGCATTGCAATATGGACAACTCTGCCCGTTCGCGACTGATCTGATCTTCGTGATGCCCATCGACACGTAAGCCGATAGGGCAAAATAGTTCCTCATACGTGTCGTTTCGAGTTGCTCGATACGCTGAGGTTTTTTCTCCTGCCAACTCTCGGTTCTGGACCCTATAGCCTCGCGGTAGTCCGCATCCTGCTCGATCGCCTCTTTGATTGCCCCAACAAGCTCACCCCTGTCCTGGGAAACGAAACGCTTTGCAAAGGACGCGATGTACTCATCAATGCGCTGCGTGAAATCATCATTGGCAGCACCATCTTTCCCGAGTTCTTCAGCAAATATCGGATACAGGTCCTCGCTGGCCTTGCGGTAGATCGGGGTGAACGTATCCACAACGAAACTCTCCATCGAGCCAAACTCGGCAATTATCCACTCTTTGGCAGCGTACGCGTCTTTATTCTCGAGCTCTTCCGCTATCCATCTGAGTTCTTCCTCCACAACCTTCTCGGTAGCCGAACGCAGCTCACTGCGGTACTTGTCCGCTGCATATCTGCGATCTGCTACCGACCGGCTCTCCTGGACCCTCTTGTCCACCCGGGTCTCGTGCCCGGGCCTTGTGGATCTCGAGGGATCCCCGGCTGGATCCGGATCTGCTGGAGCCGCCCCAGGTAAATAATTGGCCTTGTTGGTCATGTTCAACGGCGCCAGGAATATCTGCCCCATGCCATCAGGCTGCGGGTTCATATCCTCCAGGGACCGTACTTCGTCGGCGTTCAGCCAGCCATTCTCGACCCCGATCTTGTATGCCTCATACCTGCTCTTGATGTCTCCGCGCAACAGGCCTTCGAGAGAAAACTTGATGTACTCGCCTGGTCCGAGGAGCTTCATGTTGAGCTCCTGCTCAAGGCGTACCGCGCGCGGCCGCCAGGTGTAAATCACTGCCTCGATCGACTGCTGCTCAATGTTACTGAATGTGGCCTTCTCCATATCACCAACCATGTGCGGCTGCATACCGAACCAGCGGGCGATCTCGGTGACCTGGAACTTCCTGGTCTCCAGGAACTGGGCGTCCTCGTTGGTCAGCCCGACCTTTTGATAGTCCATGCCTTCCTCAAGGATGATCAGGCCGTGGGACCGTTCGAGCCCTTTGTACTTCTGGTTCATGTCCTTACGCAGCCGCTGAAACGCCTCATCGCTGAGGCCTTTCGGATGCTTGAGAAAACCTCCCATGTTCGTGCCCTGGCCGAAGAACCTCGCCCCATACTCCTGGGCTGATATTCCAAGGCCGATTGACTCGCGTGCAAGAGAGATTACCGAGTAGCTGTCTATACCCGTACTTCCGAAGCCCCGAAAGTGAAGGATCTTACTCGCTGGGAAAGGGTAGTTTGTCGGGATGTAGATATACACCAGATTACCGGTAGCAGTACGCTCTATGCGGATCTTGTCGGGGTGTATTGGCCATAATTCGACGACCTGCCCTCGTCCATCTCGTACTATCTCGGCGAACGCCCGGCCACGGAGCTCCAGGTGACCCTGGATAACCTCGCGGAAAACGTTAGCCGGCATTTCCGGATTCGGCTGCAGTCCGAGGAGCCGCCCAACAGGATGCTCTATCTCCTCGCGCCCGACCGCGGTCTTTCGGTACACGTGGACGGGCAGCGTGGAGAGGGTTTCAGTGGATCTACGGACACAGGCGAAGACTGTCGACAGATTCAACGATGTCGCTGGCGTTACAAGCACACCCGAGTTACTCTGCGGACCCCTGATACTATCCCAGGCTCCGGGATCTGTAAGCTTTATCGGCTCACTCGTCATGCTTCGCAAGGAAGCTTTAATTTTACCAAGTATGCTCATACGGATCTCACTCCTCGTCGTTCATAAACTGACCCGCTCATACTTCCGTGAACGGCTCGGTCCAGAGACATGATGGTCGTGATCACTCCATCAATTCGTTTTCCGGTGCGGTTTCTGTCAGGTTTTACCGGTTTTATATTTCCGGCAGGATCAGTCTTTATCTCAACACAGCTAACCATCCAAGTGATAACCGGGTTGTCCCCGTGATTCAGCTCTTTTGCAAGGACCCTCTTCTCGAAATCCTTCGAAGGGGCACTGAGGGATCCGAAACCCTGACGGAACGGGACCATCTCCATCCCACGGTCTTCCAGGTTCTGGGTGATCTGGTTCGCGTTCCAGGGATCGTAGGCAATCTCCTGGATCCGGAACGAATCAGCATCCTGGATAACCTGCTGCTCAATGAACGCATAATCGATCACGTTCCCCGGTGTGGCTGTTACAAAACCTCGATCTCTCCAGAGAGTGTAGGGTACTTTATCCTTTCGCTGACGCTCGAGCAGGTTCTCCTCGGGAATAAAGAAGCGATACAGAAAATGGAACCGCGGATCCAGATCTGTCGGCGGGAAACAAAGACTCGCCCGGCGAGATCTTCCTTTCTCACGCGACCGCCGCAGGCTTTCCATGCCTCGTCACCAATCCATGCCGAGGTTGCCTGCGTCCAGATATTCATGTTCTTTGTTTTCACCGAGTTCTGTTTCTGAGGAGTAGCCAAGGCCTTTCGTACCTGGGACTCCAGATACTCCTGGGAAATAGAAACCCCGAGATTCGGATTTGACTTGATCCATACCTTCGGATCCACCCAGTCGTCTCCCTCATCGAGCGTGAAGATAATACCGAACACGTCCTCGGGCAGGGGATCGATAGTCCCGGTGAGGATCCCCTCAATCAATGTACGCTCCTCCTGGAAGCAGGGCGCGTTCTTGTCATACCCGGCGGTAGTAATGATCCAGATGATCGGCTGCTCTCTCGAGCCCATACCATCTTCGAGGACATTGAGCTGCTCCGAGCTCTTGTATGCGTGGTATTCGTCAACTAGGGCAAAGTGTGTGTTCTTGCCATCCTCGGTATCTGAGTCTTTTCCCAGGGGCCGGAGAACCGACTGGGTCCCCGGGATGGTTACCACTGAGTTCTGCTTGAACGTCCGGCATTTCTGGTGCAAGAATGGGTGACGGTGGATCTGCGCCTCCGCCTCACTCCAGGCAATTTTCGCCTGGTCTTTCTTCGTAGCTACGCAGTAGACCTCGGCCCCGTTCTCTCCGTCCATCAAAAAGCAGTAATTCGCTGATGTTGCTGACCAGGTGGTTTTGCCATTCTTTCGGCCCACTTCGATGTAGACCTTCGTGAACCGGCGGGTGTGCGTATCTGATCTTTTCCAGCCGAAGACAACCCAGTCAATAAACTGCTGCCAGGGCTCAAGGGTGATATTCAAGTGCTGCTTGGCCCAGCGCCCCTTCGTGTGCTTGAGCTGTTGGGAAAAGGTAATCTTCCGCTGTGCTGCCTTTGGGTCGAAGTAGTAGGGGAACTCACGGGAGTTCTGTCGCTCAAGATCCCGCACGTGACGCTCCACGGCAAGTCGTACGTATCGGCATACGATGACTCGACCCTTTAGGACGTCATCAATGTAGGCTTGGGCTGTAAACTCAGCCATGCGACTCCTCCCACATCTTCTCTATCTCGGACTTCTCCCCACGAGACTTGCCTGATATGTCGATCTTGTTACGTGCTGCCGGAGTGATCCCCAGCTGGACTGCATATTTGAGAAACTGCTCTTTGGCCTTGTGCATGGTTGTCAGCTCGAAGCCGGTCTGACTGTTGTGGAGGGCAAGGTACTCGGCGAGTTTACGTTTTCTCTTTTTCAGCTTTACCTTTTCCTCGCCGCAGCTCTCGCAGGCTTTCTGGTATCCGAGCACCTGGCCGCAGGAGGCGCAGATCCGATCAACCGTATGGTAGACAGCATCCCGGCTCTCACGGTAGGTGTTGTATGATTCACAGCAGAACTCGAGTGACTGCCAGTCTACCTCAGTCATGATCCCCGAGGACACGAGCTCATCGGCCAGCTCCTTCCAAAGCTTCTTGCCGTAACTGCCGACATGGCTGGGACAGGACCGCACTGACGAAGACACCTCGGGCTCCGGCTCCTGACCGACTTCTTGGTCCTGCCTGAAGGTTCCCTGGGCGATCTTTACGACTTTCGGTTTTCTCGGCCTACCTGCCATAACCCTTTATCTCCATTTTAGCGCCATATAACAAAACCTCTGGTGGCGGTATAGACCGCACACCCTCCAGCGATTTTGCTACCCCCTCCCCCTGCTGCCGGTGAACCGGCCTTTATGATCCCGCTTGGTATCCTCTCTGGCTGTCTTACGGTTATGCTCTGCAATCAGTCGCGGCACCAGCTGGTACCTGGTATGGTCAGGCTCCACCTCTGGGTTGTAGGGAGGGTTGTGGTCCACTGCATACAAGGACCACTGCTCCTTCGGTATCCCGAACTCCTTCAACACTCTCACCCGGATCTTCTGCCAGGTATAATCATATCCCCGCTGCACGGGTGTAGGGCGAGGGTGGGGGGTAGTCTGCTTTTTACTCGCACAAGCGCTGCAAAGCGTCCCAGTACCAGTGAATGTCTGTCTGCAGCTCCTGCATATAGAGTGCTTTGACCTTCTCGGCATCCTTCCACCTCGGATACACTATAACAAATAAAATTCTTAAATCGACGAGTTTGCACTAAATGTAGTGGTGAGATCAAAAATAATCTAAATAAATACACTACAGTTGTGAAATACGAGCTTTCACGGCCTCGATAAGATCATCCTGGGTCACGGCTTTCCTCTTCAGGGCTGACATCACGCGCTCGTCCACGGTTCCCTGACAGACAAGGTGGTGGATGATCACCGCATGCTCCTGGCCTTGACGGTAGAGCCTGGCATTGGCCTGCTGATAGAGCTCAAGGCTCCAGGTCAATCCGAACCACACGATGGTCGATCCTCCTGACTGCAGATTCAGCCCATGTCCGGCGGAGGCGGGGTGTGCCAGGAGTAACGGGATCCTGTTTGCATTCCAATCTTTTACATCGTTATCACCGTAAAGCGGTATGGCGTGGGGGAACGCCTCCCGAAGTCGATGCAAGTCGTGTTTGTACCAGTAGAACACAAGAATTGGCTTACCCTGGCTTTCCTCGATAAGCTCACCGAGAGCCTCGATCTTCGCATCATGGACGTGCTGTACCCGATGGTCCTCATCATAGATCGCCCCGTTGGCAAGCTGCATAAGTTTGTTAGACAAAACCGCTGCAGTGTCTGCTACCACATCACTGTCTGCAAAGGGCAGCAGGAGATCCTTCTCAAGCCTCTTGTACTGCTTGGCAGCCTTATCATCCATAGATACAGGAACCTCATTGACGATCAGATCCGGCATGTCCAGATAATCCTCGCTCTTCATCGACACGCACAGATCCTCGAGGGCCTCGTAGATCTTATCCTCTGCCCAGTCCTTGGGGATCCACTCATACACGATATGGCCGTTACGCCTGCCAGGGAGAAAGAACCTGTCACGATAGGCGCTCACTGTCTTGCCGAGTCTCTGGCCTCGATCAAGTAGGTACATCTGGGGCCACAGGTCGATCAGCCCGTTTGATGACGGAGTGCCGGTCAGCCCAACGATACGCTTGACCAAGGGCCGGACCTTCCGCAGGTCCCGGAACCGCTTGGCCTTGGTTGACTTGAAGGATGAAAGCTCATCGATGATCACCATGTCAAAAGGCCATTGCTTCTGATAATGATCCACCAGCCAGCTCACGTTCTCCCGGTTGATGATATATACATCCGCCTGGCGGGAGAGTGCGGACAATCTGTCCTGTTTGGATCCCAAGACCTTCGAGATCCTCAAGTCCAGGTGGTCCCACTTCTCAGCCTCGTCCGGCCACGTGAGGCGGGCCGGTCGCAAGGGTGCTATCACCAGGACACGCTGTATGGAAAAATAGTCGAACATCAATTCCTGGATCGCAGTCAGGGAAATGATGGTCTTACCTAAACCCATATCAAGTATCAGGCCAAGTGCCTGTTGATCGATAACTCTCCTGATAGCGTATTCCTGATATTTATGCGGTGAAAACTTCATTTATGAACTCCTGTATGTCTTGTATGTTATCAATTACGTACACGGTATGGCCTAGCTCTTGGAGCTCCCGGCGACGCTTCTCCTGGAGCGCGCGCAGCCGCTTACCCGGCGCCTTGGTCTCGGCCCATACACATCTACCATCCGGCAACAGGACGAGACG